CACGGATGCGTTTTATCAAAATTCAAAACAAACGGACCGGGCGGTGGAAACCACCTCTGCGAATTCGCATCACATAACAAACATTTCATTATGGAATTATGTGACCAACTTGATATTTCACACTCAAAAATAACCTACAAACGAGTTATATAATGATTTTAATTGATTACAATGCTATTGCTATTGGCAACATCATCACTCAAAGATTGGACATTGATGAAAATCTAATTCGTCATATGATCCTCAACTCTATTCGTATGTACCGTAAAAGGTTCAAAAAAGAATACGGAGAAGTAGTAATTGTAGCTGATGGTTGGCAAAACTGGCGTAAAGAAGTATATCCTCAGTATAAGGCTAGCCGTCGTAAAAACCGCGATGCTTCTAGTCTTGATTGGAATGAAATCTTTCGTATTATCAATGATGTCCGCGAAGACATTAAAGAAAACTTTCCTTATAAGGTAGTACATGTTGGTGAATGCGAAGCTGATGATGCTATCGCTCACATTGCCTACAATACTCAAGAGTTTGGCCAGTATGAGCCTGTTATGATTATATCAGCAGATAAAGATTTTGCTCAGCTTCAAACAATGTCTAATGTCAAGCAGTATTCTCCTATGACTAAAAAGTTTATTGTAGAAGAAAATCCTAGGCTACAGCTTATGAATTTGATCTTATCTGGCGATGGTTCTGATGGTGTACCTAATGTACTATCAGACGATGATTGCTTTGTTGAAGGTCGTAGACAAACACCTTTAACTAAGAAAAAGAAAGAAGCTATTATGGTTGACCTTGAAGATGGTGAGCTATTATATGCTGCTTCATGGTATCGTAACTATTGCCGTAATAAGCAACTTATCGACCTTAAGGAAACACCTAAGCCTGTAGTAGAAAAAATTATAAATACATTTAAGGAACAGGACCCTTGTGATAATAAAGGTAAAGTCTTTCCTTACTTTGTAGACAAACGAATGAAAAATCTACTAGAATCTATAGAGGAGTTTATTTCATAATGGCTATGCTGATATATGAGATTATTGAATCTGCTTCTAAAAAAAGAACTAAAGCAGAAAAAATACAAGTTCTCAAAGAGAACAACACCCCGGCTCTTAGGGATGTCCTAAGAGGAACATACGACCAAAAGATTAAATGGAATCTTCCAAGTGGAAGCCCACCATATACCCCTGCACCTGCTCACGCAGCACCTGCAAATCTCCAACGAGAAAATAAAAAGTTCAGGTATTTTGTTGTAGGCGGTCCAGATATGTTAAAGGCCAAACGAGAAAGAATGTTCATTGAAGTCTTAGAAGGTTGTGATCCAAGCGACGCGGAGCTAGTCATAAGCATGATTAACAAAACACCAATTAATGGTATCAGTCGAGCAGTTGTAGATGAGGCATTTCCAGGATTATGTACACCTGAATAGATTAGTAACGTGTTAAACCTAAACCATTATCGAAGCACCCACCTTCAACAGGAGGCAGGTGCTTTTTTACTTTAAGGAGTTAATATGCCAGTTATTCAGTTCGAACGTTTAAGAACAGATATTGAAAATCTAGAGACATACGAACAAAAACTCAAAAAGAAAGGAAAAACCGATCTTCTTAAAAAAATTCATGAGAAGAAAGAATACCTTAAAACCTATCTTGAAGGAGCGATGGCATGCTAAAATTAAAGGTTTACAAATAAGCCTAACTGTGGTATAATTAACTATAATTGAAATTGGAGCTATATTATGAATTTGTTTATTTTATCCACTTGTCCTATTGAGGCTGCACAGCAACAATGCGACAAACACGTACCTAAAATGATCGTGGAAAGTGGTCAAATGCTTTCCACGACTCATCGAATGCTTGATGGTACTATGGAAAAACGTCCATCTAAATCTGGTAAGACTATGGTCAAATACTGGCGTATGGAAAATAAGCATTACGAAACCACACTCTATAATGCAGTACATACTGCTCATCCTTGTACCGTATGGTCTATGGAATCTTCCGAAAACTATAAATGGCACTACGAACACTTTCTTGCACTATGCGACGAGTATACGTATCGCTATGGTAAAACTCATAAAACCGATAGAGTTCTACGTGACATCCTTAGTATTATGCCAGTGAATATGCCACAGAAAAACAAGTTGACAGAATTCAAACTTGCAATGAAATCAAATCCTGAATGTATTGCTCTTGGCGATCCAGTCAAAGCATATCAAGCATTTTATCAAACCAAGCAGGATCGCTTCAAAATGGTATGGACTAAGCGTGATGTTCCATCTTGGTTTAAGTATAATGTAAATGCATATATATAATATTATAGATTTTGGAGATAAGATGTATGCCTAATTATGATTTCCTCAACACTGTTACAGGTGGCACTGAAACTCATACGATAAAAATGGCTGAATACGATGCCTTTGTAAAAGACAATCCTAGCTTACAGCGTAAGCTAACTACGGTTGGTATGGTATCTCAGGCTAAAGAAACTTTAGCCAAAACCAGTGAAGACTGGCGACAGCATTTGAAAAATATTAAAAATAATAACGGTGCTGGCACCGACAATATTAAAACGTATTGAGGAAAATATGAAGGCACGCGATGGCAGAGGCTCTAATGGAGGAGCTAACGTAAAGATCACTGATTTATATGACTTTGACCCAATCACTGCAAATCAAGAAATAGCATTTGCTTCTTGGGATGAAGGTGATAATTTAGTGTTATCTGGTAGCGCTGGTACAGGTAAAACGTTTATTGCTTGTTACCTAGGCCTTGAGGCTGTACTTGAAAAAGAATACCAAAGGCTAGTAATTGTTAGATCTGTAGTACCTGTAAGAGAAATGGGATTCTTGCCTGGTTCTGCAGATGAAAAAAAGGACGTATTTTCGGCGCCATACAAAGCTATTTTTTCTGAATTAGTTGGCGACGTTGCAGCCTATAACAAGCTTATAAATAGTAAGCTTGTTGAGTTTGAGTCAACATCATTTATTCGTGGTATCACATATGATAACTCAATAATCATTGTTGATGAAATGCAAAATATGAACTTCCACGAGCTTGATTCGATCATCACTCGTGTAGGTAATAACTGTAGAATAATATTCTCTGGTGATTACCGTCAAACAGATTTTAAGTATAAGGATGAAAAGGATGGGATCCTTCAATTCCTCAATATTGTAGAAAGACTGAATAACTTTAGTGTCATTAACTTTGGGTGGGATGACATTGTGAGATCCGATTTTGTTCGTGACTATATTATGACAAAAGAAATGTTAGGCTATTAGGAGGAAATCAATGGCAGCAGAAAATTTCGATCTATCACTCGAAAGAATGTTAAGATCAGAAGGTGGATTTGTAGATCATCCTAAAGATCCAGGTGGTGTTACAAATTTAGGAGTTACAAAACGAGTATGGGAAGATTTTACCGGTACAAAAGTAACGGTAGATGAAATGCGTGCATTAACTGTGGCAGATGTCACAGAGCTATATCGTACAAACTATTGGAATCTTGTCAGAGGAAACGATTTGCCTCACGGTCTTGATTATGCAGTGTTTGATTATGCTGTAAATAGTGGCGGTGGTAGAGCTGGTAGACATATTCAAGAAGTAGTTGGTACAACAGTCGATGGTGGTATTGGTCCAAATACGATCCAAGCTATTAACGATTTTTGTGAAGAATATGGCACACTGGAATGTGTAGACAGACTTCTTAGTAAAAGAATTGAATTCCTAAAAGGTTTAGACCACTGGGAAACGTTTGGAAAAGGTTGGACAAACCGCGTTAATCATGTATGGCGTGATTGTGAAGTTATGATTAATCCAGACGATCAAAAAAAAACTGGGCATCAATAAGACAGCTTGAAAAGTTGCAGCCACGCTGGAGAAAAGGCCCAACAGCTAGAAAGCCTAATAAGCCTCCTAAAATGACTGAAGAACAACACGCATATTACATGTATCAAAAATACACATAAAACCTGAGATTTATTATGAAATTTGACTATCAGCCAGTTGATTTAGGCTATGAAGATTTATCAGCAAATACTACCAAAAAGGGGCGGACCTATACTGCTCCTGATGGAGCTAAATATCCTTCTATTACGACGGTACTTTCGATCCTTAGTGAGGATGCTATTAGGGCATGGCGAAAACGAGTGGGAGAAGAGGAGGCCAATCGCATTGGTTTTAGAGCTTCTAATCGCGGTACTGCTGTACATAGTATTGTTGAACGATATTTAAGGAATGAAGATACTACCGACTTTTTACCACATATTCAGCATAGTCTTAATAACCTTAAGCCAATTTTAGACGACAGATTGTCTACTATATACGGACTAGAAGTTCCATTGTATAGTAGACATCTTGGCGTTGCTGGTCGAGTTGATTGTGTAGCCATGTTTGATGGTGTACCTTCAATTATTGATTTTAAGACATCTAAAAGAATTAAGCAAAAGAAAAACATATCTAATTACTTTGCACAGATGGCAGGATACGCTGTCATGTGGGAAGAACGTACAGGTATGCCTATTACAAATACTGTTGTTATAATGGATGTTGATTATGAAAGGCCTTTAATATTCAAAGAACACCGCGATAATCACATTAAATTGCTAGAAGATACGATTAAAGAGTACCAAACAAGAAAATTATTTGGATAAAAATCATAAGCCATTGATTTTGTTAGAAACCTTTTTCAATTAAAATGCATTTAATGGTGTACAAACCATTAAAACTGTGGTATAATAGTACTATAAAATGGAAAAGGAAAAGAAAAATGTTTTATTATAAAGAAAAATTCACAAACGACTCAGAATATCTAAGATATGATGGTGAAATTGTGGCTCGATTTAAGTACTCAAAAGGTCCATTTACTAAAGCCAAGTTCAAGAAATTCTT